TTGGGTTATATACAAAATCTCTAGTTTTATTTCTACCTGTAGGACTAGGTCCTCTATACCCTTGTGTTTGCATACCTGATGGTGAAGTTACATTAACTTTACCAGTCATAATATTAGCAGCTTTTGCTTTATCATTTCTTCCTCCACTTCCATCACCGCCTTCAGAATCTGGTCCACCTGGACTTGCATCATAACCACCAAGATCACCTTGTAATGACATAATACCATTTGGTCCTTTGTTTGCTTTACCATCTTCAAGACCACCATGCATATTAAGTGCAATCAAAACTTGTTTTTCAGGTTCTGTAATATAAGCTAGTTCTGTATCAGGATGTTCTGGTGATGATTTCCATTTTATAGGTGTTGTAACTTCTTTTTGTTTACCAAGATAGTTAGGTCCACCTCCCTGCATTACAGGTTCTTTACTTCCTTCTTTATACATCTGTCGTGCTTGTTGTGCTTTTGTTATAGCCATTATTCGTCCTTGTCAGAAGATGCACCGATAGTTGGTATCTTTGCAACTTTAATTTTTACAGTTCTAGTTATGTGTTCTCTTTGTGTATCAGTATCTGGATTGTTAATATCATCTTCTGCTTCTTGATCTGAGTTATATTCTTGATTAGTTTCTTTATTTTTTAAAATTATTTCAGCTTCACATTTTACAACCGGTACTTTTTTACCGTCTATTTCTACGTATTCAACTGTTCCTTCTTCTATAAATGCCATAATTAATCTCTATTTATTTGTAGCACAGAAATAACCATATGTAACCTATTTCCTGTAGCTGCGGTTGCTTTTAAAATTTCACCCTCTTGCATTATAAGTGGTTGTGATAATAACTCAACTGTTTGATTAGCTGATATAGCCTTTGTTTTAAACAAATTAAATACAGCTGCTCCAGCTGTTAGTGTTATTGATATACTATCTGCATTACCAGAGTCTTCAGATACAACTATTGATTTGATAATGCTAGTTGTAGCTGTTGGACTGGTATAAACAGTCGTATTTGACGTATCTGTAAAATCTATTTTTGCGTTTGTATATATATTAGCCACCGATAAACCAAGAGATTCTCTCTTGCTCCTGTTTTAATTCATCTAGAAATGTTGAGTTTAATTGTTCTTTCATTAGTGTCAACGCTCTATTGATTTGTTTTTGATTTGAAAAGTCATACTCTTCTTTTGGTTCTGGTATTCTTACAGTTACTTTAGCCATTATCTTCTACCATCCGGTTGTATATCTAATCTTAATGTTCCAAATCTCCAAGATTCACTAGCTGCATCATTTGCTATTTTTACACTAGCAAATCTACCTCTAGCTCTTGTATCTTTTTTCTGTGTAGTAGATGTAATTGTAAATGGACTATAAGAAGAATTACTTGTTGTATCTTGTGGGTATCTTTTTAATCCAATAGTTACTTTAGCATTACCAAGTAATGTTTTAAAATCTGGTATAAATCTTCTCATAGCTAAAAATACTTCACCTGCAACTTTAGGTCCTGCACTTCTACCTTGTCCATCTTTTGATCTTTGTTCAAGATCAAAGTCAAATGATTGTATAAAAGATGTAAGAGTTGTAGTTGTACCATTTGGATTTACTTGATCAGTTCCTACTTCATGTTCAAAATAAGTTGTTTGACCTAAACCAGTTTGTCCAACAACTATTGGAAATGTTCCGTTTGCACTTGCATCATATTTAGTTGCATATGGATTCTTATATATAGTAGCATCCATCCAACTTGTTCTAGCTTCTGTTCCAGTATACCAAACACCACCTCTTACTCCTGCTGATTCACCAAAATTAAACACAACATATTTATCATTGTAGTCTGAAGAAGATGATGGATAATACCAAGTAATTTCTGTAAATAAATTATTTAAACCTGCTGAAACTTGTTGACCTTTAGTAGTATCAAAATTATCAAATACAGAATCTTCAACAGTACATGGTAAAGATTTTACTGTACCATCGTAAAGAAAAAATCCTTTTGGACTTAACCAAAATGCAGCACCGTCTATTTCTACAACAGCGTTTTGACCTATTAATCCACAGTTTGTACCTACTTGTTCGACAGCAAAGGTAAAAGGTGCACCTATAAATTTCATTGTGTACAATGCATTATCAGTCCATATTAGAATAACTTCTTTTGCTTTTAATGCACCCATAATTTTTGTGCCATCTTGTAGTCTTTGTGTACCAGCTGTGTTTGTTGCTGAAGGTGTAAATGTATTAATATCTTCTTGGTCCGAGAACCTGATAAACATATCGTCCTGTGAATCAGGTGTACCTATTGTTGTTTCTGTTCCTAGATGAATTAAGTGTCTTGTTGTTGGTGATATAAGAGTAGATCTTGTTTTAGTTGGATTGTTTGTTGTTTGAAAATTAGAAGTTGTTGTAGATGCACGTGTTGTTAGTCTTTGTGATATACCCGAGTTCCATGTAAATGTTTTACCATTTAAAATAGTTGCAACTAAAACTTCACCAAAATTATCTAATGACCACAATCCAGGTTCTAGTGTAACGTCTGATGCAGCTGCTGCTTCACCCCAATTACCATTACCGTAAGGATCCATACCCCAACCATAACCATATGTTTGTTCTCTAGGACCCACAGGTTCAAAAGGTTTTATACTTAAACTACCGCCTGTTGATACAGTGCCACTTGCATTACTAGCTTGATTAATTGTAAACGTACCTGTTGTTGGAACACTAATTACTTGAAAATTTTTATCTTCAAATTGTGCATCAGTAAAACCTGTACCACCAGGTAATGTAACATTATCTAGTTGTACAATATCACCAACAGATAAACCATGAGTAGCTTTTGTAATTGTACAAGTAGGTGATCCATTTGTTGTAGCAATTGTTGCAGATGTTAATGTAGTTTTAAGAGGTGTAATATCATAAAGTTGACCTTCAAAATATATAAGCAAAAACTTATCTGTTCCAAGAGCCACGTACCTATTACCGTCATTATCTACGAATGCATGTTGTTTTCTAGCAACGCCAACAATTGTGTCTGTTGTAAGTGATGCCCAACCACCAACTTTTTCAGGAAGACCATATCTAAATCTTACATTATCAGAATCAACCCAACGGTTCTCTGCACCTGCTGGTGTATCTTGTTTATCGATTCCAGGTCTAAAATTAAACTCAACAAGAGCCATCAGTAGCTCCTATATTTTATCTTTGTAAGCCCAACCTCTAGTCGCACTTACGTAAACTAAAGTAAATGCTGCGCCATTTACATTGACTACTAAGTTTGATGCTGAACCCAAGATGTTGGAACCATTTCTGCCTATGGTTAAGTTGTTTGAATTAAAATTACCACCTGCTCCACCACCATCTATAAAATGAACTTCTGCGCCAACTGAAGGTGATGCTGGTAATGTTACGGTTACTGGTGATGCACTTGTGTCTACTATTACTTGATCATTAACAACTGCAGTGTAAGTACCATTAGTTGTAATATATCCTCTTTCAACAATACTAGAATTTACATTTGTACCATCAGAATATAATACTGATTTTGATTGTACAGGTAATGATATGCCTGTGCCAGATACAGTTTTAAAAGTTAATGTATATCTATTAGATGTTCTACTCGTAGCATCTTCAACCACGTATACTCTTTCGACTGAATCCGGAACTGTAACAGTTCTGTTCGCCGCAAGAGTACCCGTTAGTTTTAAGTACAGGTTTTTACCATTTGATACAGCTCCATTAGAAATCGCTAACGCTACGTCAGACGATGCTACATCTATAGATATGTAGCCAGATGAGGCTTGTTCTAATTGCTGAAGATTGGTGTTAGTTATAGTACCCCATGTACCTGACTTCTCACCGGTAGTCATTAATTCTAGTTTTAAATTACTCGAAAATGTTGATGCCATAATTCTCCTATGGGTTAAGCGGATCTATTGGGACCCACGTTTGCCCTGCGTTTGGATCTATTGGGTTCCATGATACCACAGAAACCGTACCTAATGCAAGGTTAAATCTATTACCAGCTGGCCTAACTCCCGAAGCCATTGTTGTATTTCCAACAGCAATATTGACTCTTTGACCATTAGCTAAAACAACTACATTCTGTATTCCAACTCCTGCAAATGTTGTTGATGAAAAGGCTGTTGCTCCAAAAAACATATTATATCTCCGTCCAAACCTGGTTAGCATTCATTGGAACTGCTTCCCATTTTCTAATTAAAATTTCAGAGGTTCCAATATCCAAACCATTACCTGTTGGTAAAGCTTTTGCTTTAGCTATAACTGTTACATTACTAGTAGCTATATTAACTCGTTTTCCTGTAACAATAGCTGTAGCATTTGCTTTAGCTGTAACATCTCCTATTGCTAAATCAAAACCATTACCTGTAACAGATAAATTACATTTACCTATAATAGTTACATTACCTGTTGCAAGATCTAATTCTTGTCCTGTGATAGGTGGTTTAGATCCTGCTTTTACTATTACTGTTCCATTTGCTAATTCAAATGCATTACCTGTAACTGGTACATTTTTTGGTATAGAAGCTTCTGCATTACCAATACCTAATTCTAATGCATTACCAACTAATGCTTGTCTAGCTTTAGCAACAATAGTTACATCACTTGTACCAATATTAACTCTTTTACCAGTAACTGATACGTTAGCTTTACCGATAATAGTAGAATCACCAACAGATACATTGATCCGTGATCCAAGGACATTGACGAATGCGTTAGGATTAAAGCCTACATCTGAAAATGCAGCTGAGGCGAAAGGTGTTGCGCCAAAATACATGCGAGGCTACCTCGCTGTACAAGGGACGTTATTAGATCCAACTAAACTTTGACCAAAGGCCATGTAGATGTATGAATCTCCAGAACCATTAGAAACTGTATCATTACCCCCAAGTCTAAAACCATTTGAAAATTTGTCTATTCTTGCCCAAGTAATATTTGTAGATTCTGCTGTACTGTTATCTGCCTTTAATCTTGCAAAATTAGGAGACACAGCTTTATCTCTTGTTGCGTCTGTTATTGGCCATTCTTCAGTATTATTATATCTTTTAACTAAAACAAATTCTGGTTTAAATCCTGTGTAAACAAATGTTCCATTTCCATCATTTCCATTACCAATATAAGAACCAAACTTGCTGTAACCAGTTTTTTCTGCAAAACAGTAAGATACATAATTTACATTATTAGAGTTAGTTCCATTTCCTGAACCAAGATTCCAAACAGTTGAAGTTGGAGCAACATCATTAAAAGCATTACTATCATCAGATTGTGCTGCAGTAGTGTCTAAAAATAATATATTTGACCAAGTTATTGAATCGTGTCCAACAATCCAAGTAACAGCATTATCTAAATTTTTTGTTATAATCATTTTTGGAGCAACACCTAAATGATGGGGTATCGTATGATTAACTGTACCATTACCTAAATATTTTACTATTGAAAATCCTGCTGTTGTATTTACAGAATAAGAATATGCTTTACCTGTTCCTGCTCCAGTAGTTGTACCAGAGCCAGTTGTTCCTGCTTTCCAGTTCCATGCAACTATATTATTTCCATTTCCATTTATTTTAGCTTCTGAACCAACAGTAAAACCATCTGAACCAAATGCTGTTTGACCTTCACTATCAGTAGTTTCGGCTGTTGTAACATCACTTCTTATTGTTTTAGTAACACCTCTAACTGAATCTGTTAAACTATGGTTTTGGTCAGCACTTCTATTTTTAATCCAAGTCCAATCTGGTTGAAAACCAACACCAGTAATAGCTTGTCCACCACTACCAATAGCAGTTCCATTTCCAGTATAAAGTTTAGTATTAAAATGATCTGATGATTTGTTTATTGTTGTATAAGCCATAATTAATTCCTATTCATTAAGAGTTTAAATTGTTAGTACATAAAGCCAAAAATCCCGATGGCGGAGCATATTCAAAGTTTCCAAATCCATTACCATCTGTGTTGCCTGATGATACTGAATAAGGTGGAGAGCCGAAGTTAAAACTTGTAAAATCTGATGTTCTATTTGTTATAGCAAAATGAAATAATTTATCTGGAATAGTAACTCCATTACTTCCTGCGGCTGGATCGGCAGAGTTTTGCCATGTACCATTTTTAGAAAAATATAATTTATTATTAGTTAAATCTATTGCTATACCAATAATATCATTTGTAGTATATGTTGAACCCCAATTATTGGTATCTCCAGCATTAACTAATCTTCCATCATTTGCATAAGCAAATGAATTACTCATATCTCCTGTTATATGATAGCCACTAGCTTCATTTTGCCATTGGTCACTATCAATTATTCCAATTAAAGTAACTGAACTATGGTTATCAACTTTTGCTTCTGTATACCATTTTCCAGTATCAACTGCTATTGTAGATAACATTGTTTCATAAGAACTTGAGCCTGTTAATTTTAAATTTCCCTCAGATAAAGTTGAAGTATATGCAAGTGGATTTCCTGTTGCAAAATTATTTGTGCAGGTATCTATGCTTTGATCTATTGATGTAAGGTTATTAACTGTAAAGTTATTAGAACCAGCAGCATCATTTCCTAAA